TCAGGACCCCTCAGCACCGCTCTGGTCACGAAACCCCATCATCTGCGAAACCATCCCCGCCATGCTCTTGGTGTCCTCGGGAATCCACCGGCCATAGTGTTTCTTCACCATGCCGGTATCGGTATGGCCAAGCTGCCTGGCGACCCACTCAATCGGCACGTAACTGGACAGCGCCTGACTGGCGAACGTGTGGCGGCATTGGTTCGGGCCGCGGTGCCGGACCTTCGCCCGTTTCAGGATGCTGGTAAACCACCGGTTAACGCTGGCCGGATTCCAAGGCATGCCGCTTGATCCGTTGCGGAACACAAAGCGGATGGCCTCCTTCTTGCGCTTGACGTTGTCACGCTGAATGACCTCAACCGGCACCGGGGGCAGGAGGTACGTTGCCTCCCTCTGGCGCTTCAGGTGTTCGATTGCCGGGTCGATCAGATCGATCTTTCGAACCCGGCTTTTCTCCTTGGGCACCTTGTATATCGTTTCCACCCGGGCGCGCCTGACCATTGCGGTGCCGGCGTCCAGGTCGATGTCATCCCAGCCCAGCCCGATCAGCTCCGACAGACTCAGGCCGGACCAGCACCAGAACATGATCATATTGATATCGTGCACCCTGGAGGTTGATACCGAAGCGATCCGCGCAATCTCTTCGCGGCTGAATGGATCGGCTGAGTCGTCGCCATCGTCCTGCTCGATGTTCTTGATGCGGTCCAGCGGGTTGCTGGTGATTATCCCGTCACTGAATGCATTGCCCCACACGCCGCGGACCACAGTGAATACGTCGTTGACGGTCTTCGGCGCCAGGGTCTTGAGCAGCGCGGCCTGGAACAGCTCAAGGTCGCTCATGCTGATGTCGACGATCCGACGCCGCCCGAACTTCTCAATGACGTGCTTGGCCTTGTGGCCATAGTTACGGCTGGTGCTGGCCGCCTTCTTCGCTTTCATCACCTCCAGCCAGCGCTCAACGCCTTCCGCCACTGTGCGGTTCACCTGCTTGCCGCCACGGCCGGAGAATATCAGGGCCCGTGGCGAATCTGGGAAGTGTGCCGCGTAGTCAAAGCGCCCTTCCTTTATCTCTGCCAGGATGGTGCGGCGCTTGTTGTCGGCATAAGCGATGCTGGCCTTATTGACCTTGACGATGCCAGGCAGGGGTTCGCGGCACCGCTGGCCATTCAGCATGAAGCTGATACGCAGTTGCTTGCCGTTTATTTCCACGCCGCGCGGCATCTTCTCTGTCACACCGAACCTCCCAGCCAGTCTTGAATGGCATCACGGTTGTAGACGATACGGTTGGCGGGGTCTTTGCGCCAGTGCTTGCCCTCCAGCCACTTGCCCTCTGCGCGGTACTTCTTGGCCGCGTCGGGCGTGATACCGAACACCGGTACCAGCAGTTCCTGACGGAACCAGGCGCCGGGCGTGATGTGGTACTCGATCTTTTCTGCTGCACCCATGTGTCATGCCTCCCGGCTCAGTCGATAATTGACGCTCATGCCGCATCCTCTGAAAAGCAGCCGCAACCCTCTGCATCGAACATGGGCAGCTCCATCGTTCCGCGTTCAAGCTGTTCTCTGAACTCGCTCAAGGTCAGGTATTCTTGAAGCCCGAATTCTGACTGGCGCAGGAACGCTTTCGCGGTGGGGCCGATGAGCGCCATGGCCTTGTCCATTTCCTTGGCATGGAATGCGAACCGCTTTGGCATCAGCCGGTACAGTCGCTCGAACTGAACGAGTCCGGCCTTGCAGCAGAACCCGCCGCAGTTGTTGTGGCTGAAGCCCATCCCGTACAGGCGCGGCTTGCGAATGCCGTAACGGTTTAATATCAGGTCGTACTCCGGACGCTCGATGCTGAACTGATTAAGCAGCGAAACAACAGGACGAGGCTCCCAGTTCTTTTGCGCCCTCTCAATGCGGTCCATTTCCGACCAGTCCATACCCAGCACAAGCGGGTCCATTGCGTCGGCGTTCTCTGCCAGCCATGCCATCACCGGCTTGGTCTTGAGCTCGGTCGAACAGTGAGCCGTCCGGGTGTTGCCGATCCACCGGCTATCAACGAACACTTCCCAGGGGGTGCGACCTTCCTTTAAGTGGATGATGGTCTTGCCCGTAGCTCGCGCAATATCGTCATTGAAGCGGTATAGATCCTCGTCTTCGATGAGCGTGTCAGCAAATATCAGGTTGAAGTCGAGCCCCTTGTCGTGCGCTACCAGTGCAGACACTCCAGAGCCGAGACCTCCGCTGAAGCTGATTTGATACGTCATTGCTATGCCTCCCGGCGTGTAGGGTGGTTACTCCCAAACGAACGACGATGTGTGTTCATCGTGTCCGCATGGCTGGATGTCGGGAATATTCTCCGCATCTGCCAGCGTTTCTAGCTGGGCGAGCGAAAGCGTTGCCTGTGAAATCGCGGTCTTCGCGTGGGACAGCCGCCACTTCTGTCGCTGGCGGAATGACCCCAGCGCATCGCGCTTGTCCGGGTAGCAGTAGCGCTTTCCTGACGTCTTGCTGACTCGCTTTCGGTTTGCCTTTGCCCATGACGCGGAATGGCGCGCAAGAGATGCCAGGTCGTGCCGGACGACGTAATAGAAGTGTTCCGTTTCACCGATAACGACATAGCGATCGCAGACAATATGAACACCGTCTTCATCAAGGACGGTGCGGTAGCGAAAGTGGTCTGGGCCATTGCTCATGACATTACTTCTCCCTCCGGCGCTGCCGGATACGTTGGAATAGGGGATAGCCCGATAGGCGGATATAGCGGGGTGGGGTTATTGCTGCTCGACTTCGATCTTATGCCGGCAGTCCGGCACGCCCATGTTTACGCGGATGCCCTGGTAGCTTTCGACTGTTCCTCGATCCCATTGAGTGAACGCCAAATAGCGCTTGCAGGTGTCGCGCTGCTCGCACCATTTGCCGTCCGGCATCAGGTCAAAGCGACCGGCGCAGCGGGCTATGTCGAAGGGTAGGGTTTTCATTGTGCGTTCCCGCTCTGATCGGCCATGGCTAAGTTAACCTCCGAAACAAGATCGTCCAGCGTCGAATAAACACCTTGACGATATTCCGGATATCTGGAATAGCGCTCGCCATCTTTTGTGGTAACCGTTATTGTCTGGGTGCTTTCGCTCACCTTTATTTCTGCAATTTGATCGGCGGCAACATAGCACCCTTCTTTAATCTTGATCATCCAGCTCATTTCTGACCATCCTGGGGCCAGCCCATGACCTTGTACTTGAGGAAGTCGCCAGCCCGTGCCGCCACGGCGCAGTGCTCGGCGTTGATGCCGTAGGTAGTGACGTGTTCACCATGTGGATCTGGTGCGTCACCGACCTTGCGGGCGACGATAATCACCTGGTCGTAGCCGTACTCTTTGGCGATGCGCTCGGCTGCTGATACTGGTATTGGCTTCACGTCTCACCCTCCTTGCCCTGCTGGGCTAGCACTTCCTGCATGCGCTTGCGAATTGCCAGAGGGATCGTCAGCATCTGATCAATGTCCCACGCCTTAATGTCGGCGAGCAGCGTTGTCAGCTCCGCTATCCGCGCCTTGTCTGCTGCGCGGGCGGCTTCGAGTTCGTCGATGAGCTCCGCCGCAGCTCCATAATTCTCGAACACCCAAAGAGGGTCAGTCTTACGCGATTGCACCTCCGGCTTACTCGCTGTCATGTTGGCTCATTCCCTTCTCGCATCGCGGCGAGCTTGTCACGTTTGATAATGTTGGTGCAGCCTTGGTGGCCGTGGAAACACTCGTCCGGCATCCCCTCTGGGTAACTCATGCAACAGTCCGAGCAAATCCAACCGTGCTCACCGCGTGCAGCTCGCATCGTGTAATCGCGCATGTGTTTGTCCATGACCGCAAGCGCTTCTTGCTCGCTGCACGCTTCGTAAATCAGGACTTCAAGCCCGCTATTGTTACTCGCTGTCATGGGGTTGCTCCTTTGTGCAGCGGCATACGCCAATTGAAAAGCAGTTTGTGTCGCCAAAAAACGGCGTAACAGTGCAGCCATGAAACAGCCACTGACCTAGCAGCTTGCCCATATCCGCCCTGTCTGTGCGCTTAGCATCGAGCGCTCCAACCATAACGCCGCACTGGCATGTTGCAGTGAATCCGGCAGGCTTGCGCTTCATCACTCCCCCTCCCGTTGCTGGTGGGCGGCGAAGTGTTTTTCCACCACCTCAATGCACGCAACAACCGCGTTATCCCAGTGAGACGCAGAGAGAGAACCAGCGCGCAGCCTTTCATCTCGCGTCATGTCTACGCGCTTCAACGCCTCAACCAGCCCCGCCACATCCTGCGCGGCAGTGGGCGCGGGATGCTGGTGGGCGGCGATGATCTTGTGCATGCCTAGATATGCCTCAAGCGCCCACGCATGGTTCCTCGCCCTTTCTTCATCCGAGTGCAGTCCGACTGTGTGCCCGTTTATCCTGGTGGACCACGAGTCTCGGTAATCCAGAGCGCCAGTTTCTGCCCAATCAATAACCGGGCGCGGGATAACCTCCACCCGCTCAACAGGCGCCCCCCCGTCGCACTCCGGGCACGCCATCATAATCGGCTCAGGCGGCTGCAGGTCACCGAAGCGCTGCGTCTCACCCGTCGGCACTTCACCATGCCCGTAGCAGGTATCGCACCGCTCAACAGGCGCAGGAAAATCAGCAGGGTTTTCGAACACCCGGTGCAGAACATCATCCAGCACTCGGTAGTGCTCGGCTTGGGAAGCAAACCGCTCATTCGCTTCGTCGACCTCGCCACCAACAGCCTGCCAAAAGTCGGAGTCCAGGTCGCTTGGATCGCCACGGAAGAACCCGGCTTCGATCAGGGCAGCTATTGCTGGGCGAGCCTCGTCAAAGTCGGCTGTCGACGACAGATAAGGGCCACCGTTGTCGGCGACCATATTGTCCAGTAGTCGCACCCAGACGTATTCTGGCGTTGGGGTAGCCAGCGCTTCTTCCAGCACAGCCACCCGCGCCCGGGCATCGCCTGCGCTCATATCGCACTCAGTCATGGCCGGCCTCCTGAGTCGAATCGCCGTCACAGGCGCCGTCGCCCGCGTAGATCGAGGCAACGGCGTCTAGCTCGATGCGGTTGGCATCGGTAAGCCCGTTGGCGTGAATGTCCAGCAGCAGGGCAATGTGGTGCTGCTTAACCTGCTCGCCTACCTGGTGATTGGTGGGGGTTGCTGCATTGAGCTTTGTCATGGTTGTTCTCCGGTGTGGTTGAGGCGGGGTCAGTCGTGACCGCCGCCCTCGCTGTCGATACCAATGGGGTCAAATACGCTGCCGTCCTGCATGGCGTGGCGCGCATCGTTGAGGCGCTGCTGCAGGGCGTGCCAGAACTCGGCAAGCTCTGCTGCGGTCATCCACTGGTCCGCATGGACGTGAACGCGCGGCTCGGCGGGCCGGGCTGTGAGTTGGGTGGTCATGAAAATAAACCCTCGTGAGGCCGGCGCGCCCTTGGCCGGCGCAGTTGGAATTTTTGGAAGAAGTCACGGCGGGCTTGCAGCCATGTTTTGTACGGATGGCCGCTGCGCTTACTTGTCCAGTGCTGGTCGATGGCCTCGGCGATTCGGTCGTCGCTGATGCCTTCGGCTTTGCCGCGCTGGTAGGTGTCGTGCATCCGCCGCCAGTGGTGTGCGTACCAGGTCATGGCGGTTACCTCGGGGAAGGGCGGTCAAACAGGCAGGCTCAGCTGTTCCTCTTCGCTGGGCTTGGGGCGGGCTATGGCAGCCCGGGGCGGGCCTTGGTCTGCCATGTATAGGCATTGCGCCTCAATGCCGTGCTGGCGCTGAATGTCGGGGTGCACGACGGTCAGGACGCCGCCAAAGCCCTAAGCTATCAGGGCGGGCTCAGCAGCTATCCGCGCCACCTCTTCATACGCTTCTTCGCGGGTCATGGCTGGCGACCAAACGTGATGCCGCGATCGTCACCCCAGCGCCGCAGGGTGTGCGGTCGCACGCCAATCCACTTGGCAGCGTCCCGTAGGGTAGAGTTCTCGGCAGACAGGCGCCGCATTTCCGCCAACTGCTCAGCGGAAGGCCCAGACCTGCTGCCTTTCTTCAGGATCTCGACATCGTAGGTGTCTGCCAGCTTGCGCACTTGGCTGGGTGATACGCCGAGAATGTCGGCCAGTTCATCCGCGTTCAGCCGGCCTTCGTAGCTGCGCATGATCTCTGCGTGACGGCGCTGGCGCTTCTTGGCTTTGCTTTCGTCGCGGCGTGGCGTGGAGGGCTGCCGGGGGCGTTTGGCGGTCTTTGGCTCTGATCGCTGGCGCCGTGGCACCTGCTTGAGTTCTGGCCCCTGGGTGACTTTTCCACCAGCGGCGGTAAAGGCGGCGACCTTGGCGGCAAGGTCTTCAGAGCGACTGCTATCGATGGCTTGACGGTGCATCACCAGCCCCCTTGCAGAATGCTGACGTTTGTACCGGTATGGATGTAGTGCAGGTCTTCGATCTTGAACTGCTCATCAACGGTGAACAGGGGGTTGCAGGCCGGGCAGTGTCCCGCCACCTCAATCGAGTGGCTCGCGATGTTGTACTGCCCATAGTCTCGGGAGCAGGACGGGCATTTCACCAGCTGCTCGCAGCAGGACTTAGCGGCCACCTCATCGGAGCCGTGGAGCTTTCCACACTCGCCGCACTCGTACACTTCCCACACCTCGGGCTGGCAGCATTCGCGGGCATCATCTTCGTCTTTGTGGATTTCGTCGCAATGGCTGCACTGATAACGGGTTTTGCATTCCATTTTTCAGTCTCCGTGACATACCGCCGTGACACTACGGCTCGGCCAGAAAGGCCCGCAGCACGTCGTCATCAAGGCGGCTGATGTTGTGGATTGCGCGGGTCAGCAGGTCCTGCACCTCGTCGATGCTGGCAACCTGCTTGATGCGCTCGATGTGGTCGGCGGTGCCCTGGTACACGTCGACCTTGAGGCTGTAGGCCAGCAGGCGGGCGCGGCGCTCTTCTGCCTTGAGCTTGTCCCGTGCCCGCTGCTCGCGCTTGCGCTCTGTGGCTGACTTGGCCATGGGTTACTCAGCCGGCTGCAGCTGGATTTCCTCCTGCTGGCGCCAGGTGTCGGCACAGGGGAGGGCGTGGACGGTTTCGAACACCGGCAGGCCAAGGCGCCGGGCTTCGTGAATCTCGGCAGCGGTGCCGTCTGAGTGCTCCCAGCCCGGGGCCAGCACCACGGCGTCACAGCGGCGCATCAGCTCCATGGTGGCGCCCAGCCAGAATTCATCGCCAACCTGCGGGTCTACTAGGTCGAGGTGGCCGGTGTTGGCGTGTGGTACCAGCGGCGACCAACCCTTGCGGGCGACCTGCAGGCCAACCTGTCTGGCGCTCTGAATGTTCAGCTCAATGGCCGCGCGCGTTCTGCCGCGGTATGGCCCGGCCACGTAGGCCACCGGCATTTTCTGGTGTGACATATGGGTACCTATGGAAAGGGAGGGGAGACAAGGGCCTGTGCTGCTATCACCAGTGCCCAGAAAGCGATGAAGTGGGCCGCGTCTGCGGCACGGCTGCGCATCAGCTGGCGCTGGCGTGGCCGGCCTGCATCATGTTGGCCAGAGCTGCGGTCATCATGATGGCGGCCGCCTGCTCGCGTTTGAGTTCGCTCTTGCGGGTGCGCACTGCTGCGGCCACCTGGCGCGCTACGCCGTCGACCTCGCAGGGCACCATGATGCGGTGCTGGCGCAGGTATTCGGTGTCTTTGCTGGCCTGCCCCTGCAGGGTTTCGAGTGCTGCCAGCGTTGGTGCGGTCAGGATCATCATCAGCCGGAACTTCATGAACTTAAGGCCTTGGTCTTTGGTGATCATGGGTGTCTCCTTACACGTAGTCGAAGGGGTTGAAGAACGGGTCATCACGGCGGGCGCCGCCTTTGATGCGCACCAGGCCGCCGCGCGGGTTGCGGGGTGCGCGCTCCTGGTGGTTGTCGGGGGAGCTGTTGACCACCACGCAGCAGATAGCCAGGAAGATGGCGAGCGGGGCGATGATGGCGCGGCGCATGGCCTCGGCCACCAGCTGGGCGCGGCGGTGGGCGCCCAGCTTGAACATGGCGCTCATGATTCGCTTGCGCACGCTGTCCGGTGCCAGGCCGGCCTCCCGGGCGATCTCTTTGTCGGTCTTGCCCTCGGCAACGCGCAGGGTGAACTCAAGTTCTCGCTTGCTGAGCAAGCCAGTGCAGCCCTGCCAGTGTTCGCTGGTGAGTGTGTGCATGTGGTGAGCTCCGTGCGATGAATGCCCACAGGCATGCGCTGGCATGCTTCTGGGCACTGGAAGAGAAGGGGAAAAAGAACCCCGCCGGAGCGGGGTTAATAGCCATGTAGGAACGTCATGATGCGAGTAGCATCGAATAGCACCCTGCCCGGGTGGCGTTGCGGCCCGGAACTCCAGACCCTGCCCAAGGTGCTAATCGATGCCCACCAGATATAACGCTGGTGGGGCCGGTATCAGGTCACGCGGCAGGTGATTGACGATGAAACCGCGCCCTGACTGCCGGTGATATATGCCCCTCCGCCGGCTGGGGTAGTCGTGCTCAATCAATTCAGTACGGGTGGGATGGGCAGGAATGGGTAAAGCGAAGGCCTGCCGCCCTGGAACGCCCGGTTGTTGACGTAGCTCTTTGCGGCAGCCCAGCAGCGGTAAGCCTCTTTGCGGGAGCGCTTCGCCTTCGCCGCTCTGATCCGCGCCGCCTGGTGCGGGTCTTTCGGGTTCCGGTAGTGCCGTGAAAGCGGTCGGCGGCGTGCGGCTCGCGTGGTCACAGGCGGCTGCCCGAATGTTGCGAGCGCGTCAAAGAGTGGGAATTTCCACATTGCTGTTCTCCTGTTGCGAGTAGTTGATGACTTCGTCGGCAACTCTCACCATGAGCCGTCCCGAGCAATCGCCGCGGAAATGGCTGGTCGAGCACTCGCGTACTGCATCAGTCGGGCCAATGCTGCTGGAAACTGCAGAGCGGTGTTCGCTGGAGTGAAAGCTGACAGATCCTGAGACGCCTTCGGTGGCGTAGATAGCGCAGGTGAAATCGTCGTTGCATGAGATGTGGCGGATACCTTCAAACATGTATTTGCTCTCCCTTCTCGCGCTACACGACCATCTTCACGACAATCGCACCGTTGCTGCTGACGATATGGCCCCAGCGGTGGAAGATGACCGCGATACCAAACTTCTTCACCGCCGCCTGTCTTACTTTTGCTTCCACGTCCTGTGGTGTCTCGGCGCCTTCCGCGTAGGCCAGCCACTCCAGGCTCTTGCCGTCGCTTATATGTCCCTCGATGTCGAAATTAGCCATGTGTTACTCCTTTCAGCGACGGGCAAGCCAGCGCTCAGCGCCGGCGCGAGTTTTGAAGTTCTTGCTGGCGCTGAAGGTCAGCGCGGTGAAGGTGCCGTCGCGCTCTGGAACCACGCCACGGGACAGTGTTTCGTTGTTGCCTTGGTTCAATGTCTTCATATGCTGCTCCTGTTCGATTTTCCGAATGGCCCTGCTGCCAAGGCCATCGAGGAAATCTGCTCTCCATCACTCGCGTCGCCGGATTCATATCTCTGGCCGCGTTACCTACTGGGTTCTTCGCGACTGGCTTGAGTGACTTCGCTGCCTCGCATATGGGAGGCAGGCCAGTTTCAGAGCTGGCATGGAAGGTGAAGTTTGTAGTGCGCTCTGTACCCTTGCGGGGATCACCTTGCGCAGATCCTGATCTGTTAAAGAACGTCGGGGCTGGCCCTGGCCGTTGGTGCTGGCTTGGGAGTAAATATCAACCATTGGTTGTGTTATGTCAACTACTGGTTGATAAAAAAATCAACTCAAAAGAAAACCCGCCGAAGCGGGCTGGGGGAGGGCACAAAAAAGCCCGCTCTGGGCGGGCTTGGGGGATGGGTTCAGGTGACCCTGACTGATGCGGCTCTTCGCCGGTGATGGTTTATCTTCTCGCGCATGCTGTCGAAGCTGGCAACATTCGGTACCACATCATTGGCAGCGGCTAGCAGGCGAGAAACATCTGCTTTCGGCAGCTCGGATATGTCATTGCAAACTACGATGGAGTCGAACTCTTGCTCAGCCTGCTTGAGCTTGAGCAGTGTGATGGTGGTGAGTCGCGCTTTATCTTTGCCGCTCACGCCAAACAGGAATAGAGGCCAGGAGCCGGTCTCGATCCGGTAGTCGACAAGGTAATCGGCGCCGCCTTCAAAATCCGGAACGTAGTCAGCGGTCACGTCATCCGCAGGCACCGCTGCCGTGATCGCCGCCTGCAGGTCATTGTAAAACGTCGACTCAACCCGGCTGCGCGTCCAAAGCGCTATATCTTCAATGCGGCTCAGCCCCTGGCCAAGCCTGAACATGCCGGCGATAAGCTGATCAGCCGGCACCTCTGTGTAGATCTCGCCGTCGTCTTCCTCAAGGCCGGACTCGGTGAGAATCGTTGAGTAGAGGCGGGCTCTGGTGCCGCTGAGCAGGGTGTTAAGGTCGTTGTCATAGCTGAGCCGCATCATGGTGGTCGCCGCGTCGGATAGCCGCCAGCCAGCCCGAGTGCGAGAAAGGTAAACGTTAAACGAATCCCCGTCTCGCGCGGTCATCGGGAGGGACACTGAAACCAAATCGCCAGCCGCGCGAATGCCTACGTCAGCGCAGAACGCATTGCATAGGTTTTCTTTCAGGCTGTTGAGTTCGGCTTCGGTCATATCAGGCTCAGTTGACTTCCGTCATCAGTGCTATCCGGTGGCGAAGTATGCAATCCGGAAATGCAGCAGTCCATAATCAGACAGTGTAGTGCGCCTGAAAGATCCGAGTATCGATCCGTGGTAACAGCGAATTTTTCGGCTTTGTCGCCAATCTCGATGTAGCGCTGCGTTGCTCTGTGGATATGACACTTAAAGCGAATCAGTTCGCCACCCTCAAGGGAGTTGCGGTGGTCGTGATTGCTGCCGTTGTAGCGGGTCAGGTGGATCCGCTCCCCACACGGATGATGGTAGATAAGTCCGCATGAGTAGTGGTCTGGATCGATACTGTTCTGTCGGGCGTAAAGCTCGAACCGATGGGCTCCGCACTCGGACTCAAGCGCGTAGGTGGTTTGGGTCGACTTGCGCTGATCTTTGGTTCTCGCCTTGGGGTTGGTAACAACCTTTGGCGTCTGGAGCAAGTGTTCAATCTGTTCATCCGTGAGCATTCCGCACCTCGATTTCCGTATCTATCTGCGCTGCCAACGCCGCCGGCCTTACAGTCGCTGAGACCGCCAGGCTAAAAGCACGCGGGCGTGGATGATCAGATTCTTGAGGTCGGCGCCAGTGATGTCGTACGGAGGGTAGGCTTCGTTGTCGGAGATGACGCGAATACCGTTTGGCAAGATTTGCAGGCGCTTGACGAACAAAGCCCCTGAAATGGTGAACAGGTAAACCCCGTCGGTGATTACACTGGTGACGCCCTTGTCGATGATTAGCGGATCGCCCGAGCAGAACGTTTTGTTCATCGATTCGCCGAAGCCGGTGATCATGCACAGATTGTCTGTCTGCGTAAAAGTAACGCCTTGAGTGCGCAGGAACTCAGTGCTGACGGTGACATGACGAATCGTTTCAATGTAGTCCGTGGGCAACTCTTGGCCGTGGCCCATTGCTGCGCGGACGTCGTAGTGGGGGATTGCTATCTCTCCGGGCTTGGCTTTTTTCTTCGAGAAATTCGCGGCAATCACATTGCTCTCCTTTTCGTCGCCATCATCCTTGTCGCCTGAGTGTTTTGGGCCCTCTCCGTACTCCAGCCACTCAGTGCGCACGCGGCATAGAGCCGCCAGCATGCGCATATTTTCCTTCTCCGGCATCGCTTCGGCATTAAGCCATTTGTGAGTCGCTTGAGTGCTCCGCTCAAAGCCCATCTCCGTCAGGAGCCGGTGCATGTCCACATTGCGGCCACGAGCCTTTCGGACGCCTGGAACGCCATCAAGTGCCTCGTTAAGTCGGGCAACAAATTCGTCTCTGACCTGCTGAGTCTCAACCATGAGTTGATAGTTGCACGCTGCTTGATCAAATGTCAGTTGCGCACTATCATCAACCGACAGTTGATATTGAGGTTTTGCCATGAGTGCAATTTCCAAGGCCGTTGAAAAGGCCGGCAGCCAGGCTGAACTGGCGCGACTGCTCGGCGTATCCAGCCAGGCAATCAACAAGATGCTCACCGCAAAGAGGGTGCCTGCCGAGCGCGTGTTGAAGATCGAGGAAGTGACCGGCGTTTCCCGTCACGAGCTTCGCCCTGACTTGTACCCGGCAGAATCAGCCGCCTGACCACGATTACATGGTGCCCGATGCGGGCGGGTGCGTTAAGCGCACTGACAGTGCTGGTTTTTCATACAGGCAATAAAAAACCCCGGCATTGATGGGTGGGGACCCTGCCGGGGCTTCGAGGAATGTTCATTATGGCTACAGACGTGATGTTGAGCAATACCGGTGCGGCGCTGACGATGAGTAGCGTCGAAATTGCCGAGCTACTGGGCGCGCGCCATGACAGCGTGCAGAGGACCATCCAACGGCTGGCGCTGAAGAAGGTAATCCCTTTACCACCAGCGGTGGAAAAGCCCGCCACTGGCGGCCGCCCGGGGCTGGTATACCAGGTGAGCAAGCGCGACAGCTATGTGGTGGTGGCGCAGATGTCGCCAGAGTTTACTGCGCGCTTGGTTGACCGATGGCAGGAATTGGAAGACCAGCAGGCCGCCCGCCCTGCAATCCCCCAAACACTACCGGAAGCGCTGCGACTTGCTGCTGACCTGGCAGAGCAGAATGGCGCGCTGCGGGCTGTGGTTGCGGAGCAGCAGCCGAAGATAGAGGCGCTGGGCCGCATCGCTGAGAGCAGCGGCACGCTGTGCCTGACCGATGCCGCCAAGCACCTCAATGTGCAGCGAAAATGGCTGTTGGGCTGGATGCGCGATAACCGTTGGATCTATCGCCGCGAAGGTTCGGCGCGCTGGCTGGCGTATGCGCCGCGGCTGTCTGCTGGGCTGCTGGAGCACAAGGTGACGGTGATTGGCCTGGATGACGAGCAGCAGGACCGCTTGGCGTCACAGGTGCGTGTCACGCCGCGTGGTTTGGCGCTGCTGGCGCAGAAGCTGGGCGGTGCCGCCCGATGAGCACGATGATCATGAGCCAGTGCTGGCCTATCCAAGGCATCAGCGCGACCCAGAAGGCGGTACTGATCAGCTTGGCGGACAACGCGAACGACGAGGGCGTCTGCTGGCCGTCTATTGCGAGCATTTCAGAGCGTACCTGTCTGTCTGAGCGTGCCGTTCGGTCTTCACTCCGCAAACTGGAGGATTTGGGGCTGCTGGTGAGCCATCAGCGGTCTGGCAGATCGACCTGGTACACGGTTGCTCCTGACGGATTTAACCCCGGCACCTCGTGCCCCCCTGCACCAGATGCACCCCGGCACGACGTGCCCCCCACCCCGGCACCAGATGCCGGACACCCCGGCACCTCGTGCCCCCAGAACCGTAAGGGAACCGTAAAGGAACCGTCATTCTCTGCGCGGCCAGGAAAAAACTCTCGTTCGACAGCCTCTCGGTTTGGTTTGACGCAGCTGTTGGCTGACAACCCCCACGGTGCTTCGGAGCAGGTGCTGTCCGACTGGCTGACTTGCCGACAGCGGATGCGCGCGCCGGTGACCAGCACGGTGTGGGGCAGGGTGAATGCTGAGTTGGAGCGGTGCGCGGCTGTCGGGATCACTGCTGACGAGGCGCTTGGCGAGGCGCAGGAGGCTGGCTGGCGCGGGTTCAAGTGCGATTGGGTGGTTAATCGCCTGCAGAGGGCAGGGGGGCGCAGTGCTGCCGGCGTGGGCTCTGGACCTGACTTCGACGATAAAACTTGGGCAGACGACATGGGGGACCTGTGATGCGAGAGACCAAAGATTTGATATCCAGTGCGATGAGCGCCCCAGCTCAGCCTGCACCCAAGACGGCGCGCAAGCTCGACCCGGCGACTGTCGATGTGGTCAACGACCTGTTCATCGAGCTGCAGGCGATCTTCCCGGCTTGGCGGCGCGCTTGGCCTGACGACAAGTCCCTGGCAGCGGCAAAGCGCAGCTGGGTGAGGGCCTTTGTTGCATCCCGCATCGACCGTATCGAGCAGATTCGCTTCGGGCTGGCCCAGTGCCGCGTGAGCGGTAGCGACTTCGCCCCTAGCGTTGGCCGCTTCATCGAGTGGTGCGCGCCCACACCGGAGCAGATTGGTTTGCCCGCGACTCGCGATGCATATCGTGAGGCCTGTCGAATCGCTCACCCGACCGCGTCGGCGGATGGTGTTCATGCGGCGGTGTACCACGCAGCCACAGAGGTTGGCTTCTGGGAGCTGGCAAATCTGCCTGAACAGAAGAGCTACAAGCTGTTTGAGCGGGTATATGGCGCTGTGGTGCAGATGGTGTTGGGTGGCAAGCCGCTGCGCGAGGTGCCAAAGGCGCTGCCGCCGTCAGTGAGTGTATGCACCCCGGAGGTCGGTCGCGCCGCGCTGGCCGGGTTGCGGTCATCGTTGGGCGGGGTGCGGGCATGAGCGCGATAGAAATCAAAACGTCTGAGCTTCATGGGGTGGCTCTGGACTGGGCGGTTTTCTGCGCTCGATACCCTGGAATTCAGCCCACTATTTGCGTCCAAGACGCACGGGAATACCAGGCTAGGGAGGGGGCAGCTCCGATCCTTTTCCCGCGCTCAGTAACTCTGACATATCAGGGCGCCTATGGGTCGCTAAACCACTGGTCGCCATCCACTGATTGGTCGGTTTGCGGGCCAATGATCCATGCCAGCGCCATTGAGCTATCGCCTGGCGACGGATGGCAGTCTGATGGCGGTGGGTGCTGGGGCGCTTTGATGATTACTGATAGAGCTGAGGCGAGTTGCAGTTTCGTCACCGCGGATGGCGAGACCCCGCAGATTGCCGCGTGCCGAGCCTTCGTAGCTGCAAAGCTGGGCGATACCGTGAGCGTGCCTTCGGAGCTGCTGTCGTGAGCCGCCTGTTCCGATTCCGGCTAGTTGATGGCACTGCTGGCAGCACGATTTATCCCGAGCCGGTGAGCCTTGAGCAGGTAACGTCTGACTGTGTCGACCGGTTCGGGGCGCATCGGCTGCTGGGGGTGACCTTTGGCTGAGGCGAAGGGAATGCGGACGCTCGGCGAGGTTGTGACGTGGTGGCTTTCACGCATCGAGGGCGACAAGGCCCGATCGGAGAAGTATCGGCGCAGCATGGGCAGCCTGATGCGTAAACACGTGCTCCCGCGTGTTGGCAAGGTGCCGCTGCGCAAGGTCGACCGGGTGCTGCTGGACGACAAGCTGGTGTTCCCGATGCACCAGGAGCTGGCACCGCGCTCGGTGCAGAAGGCGCTGCAGGCGATGGGGCAGGCGTTCCGGATGGCTGAGGGGCAGGGGCGCATCGATTCAAACCCGCTTGCTGGCGTGACGTTCCGCGATTTCTACAAGGGCAAGCTGAGGCCAAAGCCGGCGGCGCTGTCGCGTGTTGACCTGCAGGAGCTGGTGCCGCACCTGGTGGCGGTGTTCAGGGCTGACCCGGCCAAGGGCATGCTGCCGCTGATGATGCTGGCGCACGGCACCCGGATATCCGAGACGCTGCAGGCCCGGTGGTCGCATGTGTCGCTGGATGAGCGGGTGTGGGTGATCCCGGAGGCCAATACCAAGAGCCGTCGCGAGCATGTGTTGCCACTGACCCCGCAGGTGCTGGCGCTGCTGCAGCGGTATCGGGAGGCACTGCCAGACCCACGGCTCAAGGCGGCTTGGCTGTTCCCGGTGCGTGGTGGGGAGCGGATGGCCGACACCAGCGCCCACGCCCTGATGCGCCAGGTGAGCGGGCGGAAGTGGACAAGCCACGACCTGCGCAAGTTGATGCGCTCCAGCCTGGCTGACATTGGCGTTGACCACATGGTGGGTGAGCTGCTGATCAACCACACCCTCGGCGTGACCGCCGAAACCTACCTGACCCGCGATGCCATGGAGCGTCGCCGGGAGGCGCTGCAGCGGTGGCATAACCGGCTAGATGAGTTGGGGTTTGCCGAAGCGCACGGCGCAAAAGTGGCTGTTCCTGCATTTCTGCCAAATGGCGCAAACCCAGAGCAGGCGGGCGATTGCGCCGATTCCTGCGTTTCTACACGGAGAGGATGAAGATATGGCAACACGGCGTGAATTTCTCAAGTTGGTGGGTCTGGCTGCTGCGTCGGCGGCCATCTTCAGCCGCCTCAATATCGTCCGCGAGCCTTACGTTAATGAGGGCGAGCAGGTGGATTACATTGGCCACCACCCAGGCGGCTTCCTCGGTAGTCGGGGTGTTGTGAAGGTGCTGCCATGGGACGGTCACGGGTATCCGGTTGAGCTGTCATCGCAGACCCCTTGGCGGCCCGAGACTCACGTTTATTACGACGCTGATCTGTGCTGCATGCTGCGGGAGGTGCCCTACCGCTTTTGGCATGACCCAGATAACCGCCGATACCCGAACGTGCACACGTGGGTCAGATGTCGTCGATATGGCGAGAGCATTGACCAGGCGGTCGCCCACATGAACCTACACCTATCCAAAAGCTGGGGGAAATCCGCATGACGGCGACAGACGGCCTGCTTGCATTGCCCTGGCCACCCAGGGACCTGAGCCCCAACGCTCGAGCGCACTGGCGCAAGAAGGCCAAGGCCGCCAAGTCGTATCGCACCACCTGCCACATCATGACCAAACAGGCCCGCATTGTTGCGCCAGAGGGCAAGGTGCATCTTGTGCTGACGTTCTGCCCGCCTGACCGCCGCCGCCGAGACGATGACAACTGCCTCGCAAGCATGAAGAGCGGCCGGGACGGCATCGCGGATGCGCTTGGTATCGATGACAGCCGGTTCGAGACCACCATCCGGATGGGCGAGCCACGCCCGGGTGGCGCGGTGTTGGTGTGGATCGGCGGGGAGGTCACGGCTTGAGTGATCGCGTCGAGTGGGAGCGGGTCGAGCCAGGGCTTGATCTATGGGAGACCTGCGACGGGTACCGTCGCACGGTTGAGGTAATGCGGGGCGAGCAGGTGTTTGTGGTGAGTGGCCCGGGTGGCTGCCTGCTGTTCACCAGCCCAGACCCTGATCAGTTGGACAAGTGCGTGGCTATCCATCGTAAGGAGCAAGCGTGACAAGTCGGCGTGACATGGTGGAGCCGGAGGTGTGCAAGGCATGCAACGGCAAAGGCACAACGATGGGCATTTTCCATCAGTTGGACTGCGTTGCCTGCGATGGCATCGGCTGGCTGCCGGTGGCGGGACAGGATCTGGCCCAGCAGCTCGGGCGGCAGCTGACCCGGCAGATTGCTCGGGCCAACATCCTGCAGGCGCTGGTGCAGTCCCGCGGCGGCGCCCAGGGTGCAGAGCGTGATTATCAGCCCAGCCGGCGCGATGGCGTGCTCGGCCACTACACGGGGGATTGATCCATGATCTACAGAGACGCAGGGCACTGCATTGCGCGAGTGATGTCGATCGAGACCAACGATGGCACGGCAAAGGCGGGTTGGCAGATGCGGTACCAGTCAGGTTGGCCAGAGGTGCGCACAGGCTCAGAGCTGACAGCTGAAGAGCGCCTCACGCAGGACTGCATCGCGCGGGCTATTCTGCATCGATACCTGGACCAGGCGCTGTGGCACGCCGTGGTGGCGAAGTATTCGATCAATGACCTTGAGGTGGCCGAGTCCGTGCGCTGGCTTATCCCGCGGGTGGTGAGTCCGGCACCTCACTTGTTCAAGATGAAGTGCGTGACGTGCTGGGCTGTGCCTCGACGCCTGCCATCGGCATTCTATGAGGTCCAGTCGTGGGATTCTGACGGAACACCCGATGGAACCCTGCGCCGCTGGAAGTCGCTGACGCAGCGCTGGCTGAACGAGCAGATTGATGCAGCGCATAAGCAGGTTGATGCGGTTATGCGGCAGCATGGGCTGATGGTTGCCGAGGCGGCGTGATAGGTTGCAAATAAGGTTTGCAATTAAGCGAACAAGCGAACAATATATTCCCAATCTGCGGTTTTGCCGCTCTGAAGAACCCGTCCACTGAGGCGGGTTTTTTTGTGCCTGAAATTCACTGACCACGGACGGCTCACCAGCGGGCCCAGCCCGGGACACCACCACCATGAGGAATCACCAGATGAGCGAGCCGGCATCCACGGCGCTTGGCGGCTTCGCGCTGACCAAGGTCGCCGGCTTCCTGTTTGGCGCCACCTTCGCGGCCATCGTTGTCATGGCTATGACTCAGCCGAAAAGTACCCGGGAATGGGTAGTGGCGCTGATCTGTACCGTTTTCGCGTCGGTATGTGGCGGCGCAGGCGTTGTCCAGTGGCTCGACCTGCACGCATGGGCTGATCAGTTCGAGGGCATGGTTGCCCTGATCGGGCTGTGTTTCGTGTGCGGGTTGCCGGCTTGGGTGTTCGTGCGCGCTTGGTTCGCCTATGCGGACAAGCGTCAGCAGATGACCCTGCTGGACATGATCAAAGAGATTCGCGAGGCGTTGGGACGGTAATGGGTGTCAGGCCCAGCAAGCCATGCGCATGGCCTGGGTGCAGGGTGCTGGTGTCTGGTGGTAGCCACTGCCAGCTACACGCGCCTATGGCCGCCGAGCGGCGCGCTAAGCAGCTGAAGCGGGCGCACAAGCAGTACAACACACGCCGCGATGACTCTGACGGCTTCTACAAGACCGAGCGGTGGCGCAAGTTCAGAGCTGTCTACATCAAGCGGCACCCGCTGTGCTGTGAGTGTGAGGCGGCAGGCAGGGTTACAGCCGCAGTCATCGTCGACCACATCAAGCCATACAAGACGCACCCGGAGCTTGGGCTGGCGTGGGACAACGTGCGCGCTCTGTGCCGTCCATGCCACAACAGGATCGGTGCCAAGGTCGGCCTGACAGGCGCGTGATGATGCACCAACTCGGTGCGAAATTAGAGATTTAAGCTAAAGCATGAAGAGGGCTCTGGCCGAAATCGTCGAGAGGGAGGGGGAGGGTCAAAACCTCCAGCTTTTTGCTTTCCGAACGACGGGGGGAACCGTTTTTACATCTCCACAAAATTCGCATTCCGGAAATTATGGCCAGACCACGCAAACCGACCAACGTCCTGGAGGCTTCCGGCGCGTTTCGGAAGAACCCACAGCGCGAGCGAAAGGACGCTGAAACCGTCGGCCCGCTGACCAAGGCGCCCGATCATCTTGGTGGCGGTGTCCTGCATGCCTGGAACGAGATCAGCAAGTTCGCACCACTCGATGTGTTGAGCGACTCCGACCGGATTGCTCTAGAGGTGGCGGCAAACCTGCTCGCCCAGTTCCGCGAAGACCCGGCAGAGTTCCCGGCGACCAAGCTGGTCAGGCTTGAGGCATTGCTGGGCAAGTTCGGCATGACGCCAGCTGATCGGGCCAAGGTTGGCGGCAAGAAGGAAAAGCCGAAAGGCAATCCGTTTGAGTCTCTCTGATGGCAGCAAAAGCAAAGCCGCCCGGCGTGAAGGCTGCCGAGGCATACGCGCGCGCCGTCGTTGCGGGGAAGGTTCCGGCCTGCAAGTGGATCAAGCTGGCGTGCAAGCGTCACCTCGATGACCTGAAGGCGTCAAAGGCCAAGGACTTTCCGTACACCTTCGACCCGGCCAAGGCTGAGCGGGTGGCCAAGTTCCTGCAGCTGCTGCCGCACACCAAGGGGCGCTGGGCGAGTAAGCGCGAGAACATCAAGCTGGAGCCCTGGCAGCTGTTCTCGATCTGCATTCCGTTTGGGTGGATTCGAAAGAAGGACGGCACCAGGCGCTACCGAACCATTGTGATCTTCGTGCCGCGGAAGAACGGCAAGTCGATCATCGGCGGCGGCATCGGGATCTACATGTTCACCGCAGACGGCGAGTTCGGTGCCGAGGTCTACAGCGGCGCCACCACCGAGAAGCAGGCCTGGGAAGTATTCCGCCCAGCCAAGCTGATGGTCGAGCGCACGCCAGACCTAAAGGACTTCTTCGGCGTCGACGTGAATGCGTCGAACATGTGCCGGACCGAGGACGGCTCACGGTTTGAGCCGGTGATCGGCAAGCCTGGTGACGGTAGCTCGCCGTCCTGCGCCATCGTGGACGAGTACCACGAGCACCAGGACAGCACGCTGTTCGACACCATGGAGACCGGCATGGGCTCCCGCGAGCAACCGGTGATGCTGGTCATCACCACTGCCGGCTCCAGTATTGGCGGCCCGTGTCACCAACTGGTGCGCGATGCCGAGCGCATGCTGGAAGGCGCGATCGACCGGCCAGACCTCTGGGCGATGCTCTACACCATCGACAAGGACGACGACTGGACTGACGAGAAGGCGCTGATCAAGGCCAACCCGAACTACGGGGTCTCGATCAGTGCGGACTTCCTGCAGGCCCGCCAGCGGGACGCCATGCAGTCAGCGGCCAAGCAGGCCACGTTTCGCACCAAGCACCTGAATGAATGGGTCGGCGCCAAGAACGCCTGGCTCAATATGCTGCGCTGGAAGGAGGCACCGCCGCGCAAGTCGCTTGCAGAACTGGAAGGGCGGCCATGCATCATCGGCCTCGACCTTGCCAGCAAGATCGACATTGCCGGTTTGCTGCTCGTGTTCCCGCCCGTCGAAGGCGACCCGCTGTGGCACGTGCACGGGCGTTACTACCTGCCAGAGGCGCGGGTTGTCGAGGAGCTGGACAGCAACACCGCCCGCTATCGCGAGTTCGATGCGCTCGGGCTGCTGACCCTGACTGATGGCGAGGTCATCGAGTACGAGGTCGTCAAGGAGGATCTGCGCGAGTTCGCTGGACGCTTCGATGTGCTCGAGGTCGCCTATGACCCGTGGCAGGCAACCCAGCTCGGACAGGAAATGCAGGCTGAGGGGCTGCTGATGGTTGAGGTCCGCCAGACCGTCCAGAACCTCAGCGAGCCGATGAAGGAAGTGGAAGCGCTGGTGTTGCAGAAGAAGCTGGCCCACGGCGACTGCCCGATCCTCACCTGGATGGCCAGCAACGTAGTCGCCAAGCTGGACGCCAAAGACAACATCTACCCGAACAAAGAGCGCCCCGAGAACAAGATCGACGGGGTCGTGGCGCTCATCACGGCTATGTGCCGCGCTATCTCTCCGGAAGAGGCGGGGCCAGACCTATCGAAACACATCATGGAACACGGGGTTCGCACGCTATGACTCAGCGCATTCGGCAAGTGCTGCCTGACGCCATCGGGCTGGCTGGTATCGCCAGCGCAACCTGTGGTGGGTGGCAGCTCTTCGGGCACGCGTGGACCCTGCTCGGCCTTGGGGCGTTCCTCGTTGCCGTATCCATCGCCGCCGCACTGAGGAAGTCCTGATGTTCTCCAGCCTGTTCAGAAAAGAGACGCAGATCCTCGACACGCCGGAGAAGATCGCCGCAGCCCTGCAGGACTATCAGACCGTCACCGGGCAGACTGTGACCACCTCGCGTGCCATGCAGATGAGCACCGTGTTCGGCTGCGTCCGCGTGCTGGCGGAGTCTGTTGGCATGCTGCCCTGCAAGCTGTATCAGGAGGCGGGCAGAGAGCGGGAGGTTGCCAATAACCACAAGACGCATCAGCTCATCAGTGTTGCGCCAAACGGCTACATGACAGCGCAGGAGTTCTGGGAGCTGCTGGTCACCTGCCTGTGCTTGCGCGGCAACTTCTACGCCTACAAGGTCGTGGCGCTCGGCCAAGTGCAGGAGCTGCTGCCCATCAACCCGGGTTCGGTTCAGCCCAAGCTGAACGACGACTGGACCGTCAGTTATGAAGTGACGTTCAAAAGCGGTCAGACCAAGACGCTCACTCAAGATGAGATCTGGCATGTGCGCCTGTTCACCCTAGACGGGCTGAACGGGCTGAACCCAATCGCCTATGCGCGCCAGGCCATTGCGTTGGGCCTGTCAACCGAAGAGCACGGCAGCCGACTGTTCACCAACGGCGCGGTGACTACCGGTGTCCTCAAGACCGAACAGACGCTGACAGACGAAGCCTTTGGCAGGCTCAAGAAGCAATTTCATGAAGAGCACGCAGGCGTAGCCAACACATACAAGCCCATGATTCTGGAGATGGGGCTCGACTGGAAGCCGATCAGCCTCAATGCAGAGGACAGCCAGTTCCTCGAAACGCGCAAGTACCAGCGCGACGAGATCTGCGCCATCTTCCGAGTGCCGCCGCACCTGGTCGCCAATCTGGAAAAGGCCACGTTCAACAACGTCGAGAACCTTGGCTTGGCATTCGTTAACTACTCGCTGGTGCCGTATCTCACGCGCATCGAGCACCGAATCAAGGTGGGGTTGCTGAAACAGGCCGATCAGGGCAAGCACTACGCCAAGTTCAATGCTGGCGCGCTTCTGCGTGGCGACCTCAAAGGCCGTTACGACTCCTACGGCAAGGGCATCCAGTGGGGCATCCTCAGCCCGAACGATTGCCGCGAGAACGAAGACATGAACCCGCGCCCAGGCGGCGATATCTACCTGACCCCAATGAATATGACTACCAACCCGGAGGCAACAGATGCCGACTAAACAGCGTCTCGACATTCCGCTGACCGTAAAGAGCGTCAGTGATAGCGGGGAGTTTGAAGGCTACGGCTCCGTGTTCGGCGTCAAGGACTCCTACTCCGACATCGTGGTGCCTGGCGCCTTCCAGAAGTCGCTTTCTGCATGGCGCGACAAGAAGCAGCTACCGGCGATGCTCTGGCAGCACAAGCTCGATGAGCCAATCGGCATCTACACCGAAATGGCCGAGGACGATATCGGCCTCAAGATCTCCGGCCGCTTGCTGATCGATGACGACCCGCTCGCCAAGCGCGCTCATGCCCACATGAAAGCCGGCAGCCTGTCTGGCCTGTCCATCGGTTACATGCTCAAGGATTGGGAATACGACAAAGACAAAGGCGCGTTTCTGCTCAAAGAGATCGATTTGTGGGAGGTGTCGCTGGTGACCTTCCCGGCAAACGACGAAGCGCGCATTTCGGAAGTGAAGTCACTGCTGGAGCGGGGCGAAGTCCCGCCGCCCAGCAAGGTGGAGCGAGCCCTTCGAGAGGTTGGGTTTTCTGTCTCCCAGTCCAAGGCCTTCATGGCCAAGGGCTACGGCGCCATCAACCAGCGCGATGCGGAAGGTGACGCCCTGGATTACCTGAAAACCCTAATGAACCACCTGTAGGAGGCTACCATGCCCGCAGATATCCAAGATGTAAAACAGGTTGCCGAAGCGCTCGGCGCCAAATTCGACGAGTTCAAGTCGAGCAACGACAAGCGCATCGAAGCTATTGAAGCCGAGAAGACCAAGCTGGCCGGCACCGTTGAATCCCTCAACGAAAAGCTGAGCGAGCTGGACGGCCTCAAGTCCGACCTGGAAAAAGAGATTGCCGCCATCAAGCGCCCCGGTGCTACCGACGACAAGGCTGTCTCCGAGCACAAGACCGCATTCTTGCAGTTTGTGCGTAAGGGCAAGGATGAAGGCCTGGGCGAGCTGCAGGCCAAGGCGCTGCAAACCACCGTTGATGCTGACGGCGGCTATGCGGTGCCCGAGGAGCTGGATCGCTCCATCCTTGAGCTGCTGCGCGACGAGTCGCCCATGCGCTCGGTCTGCAACCAGATCACCGTTTCCACGCCGGACTACAAACGCCTGGTGAACCTGGGCGGCGCTGGTTCTGGCTGGGTTGGTGAGACTGATGCGCGCCCGGCTACTGGCACGCCGACTCTGGCGCAGATCGCCGCAGTCATGGGTGAAATCTACGCGAACCCGCAGGCCACCCAAACCAGCCTCGATGACCTGTTCTTCGACGCTGAGGCCTGGCTGACCGCCGAGGTCGCCCGCGAGTTCGCCGAGAAGGAAGGCGCCGCGTTCCTGCTGGGTGACGGCACCAACAAGCCGAAAGGCCTGCTGGCGTATACCCTCAGCACTGATGGCGATGCCACCCGCGCGTTCGGCGAGATCCAGAGCATCGAAACCGGCACTGCGGGCACCTTCACCTCGGATCAGCTGATCTCGCTGATCTACGCACTGAAGAAGGGCTACCGCGCCGGCGCCACCTGGATGATGCCGACCACCACGCTCTTCACCGTGCGCACCATGAAGGACTCCGAGGGTAACTACCTGTGGCGTCCGGGCCTGGAGCAGGGCGCGCCGTCGCTGCTGCTGGGCTACGGCATCACCGAGAACGAGGACATGCCGGCCGCCGCTGCCGATGCCAATGGCATCATCTTTGGCGACTTCAAGCGTGCCTACACCATCGTGGACCGCATCGGCACCCGCGTGCTGCGCGACCCCTTCACCAACAAGCCCAACGTCGGCTTCTACACCACCAAGCGCGTCGGCGGCATGCTCGTCGATAGCCAGGCGGTGAAAGTGCTGACCATGGCCGCTCCGTAATCAGGCGGGGCGCCTTCGGGCGCCCCTTCTGGAGGTAGCAATGCCGAAGATTCTCGTTACCAAGCCTTTCCCGTTCGCAGTTGACGGCAACCGCGTCGTCGCTATCGAGCAGGGAGAGCAGGAAGTTTCCGAACGCTGCGCCGTTGTTGCGGTGGAGCACTTGAAAGTAGCCAGCCTGGTTGGCGGGGTAGACACCGATGATCGATCTGGAGCTGGTAAAAAAGCACCTGCGCGTCGAACTCGACGAGACTGATCAGGACGATCTGATCCAGAGCTACACAGACGCAGCCGTCAGCGCGTTTGAAGCGTGGACAAATCGCACGCTGGTAGCCACCGATGCAGAGCTGGACGGCGCTGCAGAGAATGCCATAGTCATCACCAAGGGCATTGAGCAGGGCGCGCTGCTGCTGATCGGGCTCTGGTTCAACAATCGCGAGTCATCGCTAATCGGAGCTACGGTTTCCGAGCTGCCGCTGGCCACCAAGGCGCTCTGGCAGCCGTACCGTTGGGTGAATGTATGAGAGCTGGCGAGCTACGCCACCGGGCCGAAATCGTCGAGCTCAGCCCTGACCTGGTGCCGACTGTTGTTGGTGGTGCATGGGTCGGCGTGATCGCCAAGGAAGCCGCAGACGTGGCCATGCCGTCAGGGCTGCGTAACCCGGCGAAAATTGATATTCGCGCGCGCTTCAGTTCAAAGATTACGGCAGGCCGCTACCTGCGCGTAGGCCAACGACTGCTGCACATCACCAGCGTGCGCGACCCGCTGGGCAACGGAGCCGAGCTGCGCATCAGTGCAGATGAGCTGATTGGCCAGCCTGCGCAATTGTTGCCGCTGAGCGGCGGTGCTGTGCCTTGCCGTGTGCACCTAGTCCATCAAGCGCCTTGGCTGGATGAAGAAGGCGTGGTGACTGATTATCGCACCCGGGCTGAGGTCGCAGTGATCGAGGTAGGCAGGCCGGAAGAAGGCGACCGGCTGCAGATCAACGGGCACCTTTATATCGTCACTGGATACGCCAGAGATACTGATGACGGCGTAGTGCGTGGCCTTTGGCTGGAGCGCGAGTCGTGAAAGTCGGCGTGAGGCTGCAGGGCACCTCCTTTGCTCGTGCTCAGCTGGCCACAGTGAACCGCAAGGTAGACCCGGTTCTGCGCGGGGCGCTGAACACCACGGCGACCTCGACGCGGCGAGAGGAGTACGTAACCCCGCTTCTTAGAGCATTCCGGACGCGCGCATTTTTGAATGCAAAGCTCAAGATCAAGCGAGCCCGCTCGCGGAGGATGGAAGCGCGGATCATCCCGTCATCCTCTGGCGTCAGAGTGAGCGCCTATCGCGGCTGGAGCTATGAAGCGATCAGTGCCACCAGGGCGCGTGTTTATGTCACCGGCCCCAACGGCAAGAAGCTGGCAGCAGGTTTTGTGAACCCGTCGAGCGCTGGCAAGAAGCCGCTTTACACCCAAAGTAGGCGCGGCAAGTACGTTTACGCGCGGCGCCTGCAGGAAGCGATTGGGCCGAGTGTCGCCTACTGGTTTAAGCAGCTGTCGAACGCTCAATTGCGTCGGCGTACAGGGGCATTCCTGCAGCGCGAGTTTGAACGCCGCCTGCGGGCAGAAATAGCAAAGGGCATCCGATGAGCAAAGCAGCAGAGCTTACAGCGCAGTTTGAGCAATGCCTTGCCGAAATCAGTCAGGACGATGGTTACGCGACCCGCCTGAACGGAGTGTATGGGGTCGCCAAGAATGTTCCTGACAAGGCCGCAACCCCTTATTTGATCATCAGGATTGAGGAAGACGAGGCGGTAAAGCACTCCGGCAACGTGGTGCACCGCGTCGCCAACTACCAGGTTGAGGCAGTATTCAGTCGTTCAGCTACGCTGGCCGACCTCCAGAATTGCCATTATGACATTCTCAAAGCGCTGGGCTACGGAGGCCATCAGCAGGAGAGGCCGTTAAAGCAAGGATGGGTTGGTGATGAGTCGGCGGGCTTTGATATGGGCACATCCGGCAGCCAGCACCGCAGCGTGACTGCCTCAATCAGCATTCAGTACGTCGAGCGTTACTGAGCAATAGCAACCGCACACAACCCGCCCCGGCGGGTTTTTTTTCGACCAGAGGAAACCCCGCAATGGCAAACTACGCATACATGGGCAAGGGTATCGTGACCGTGAAGGAAGGCGCAGGCGCTGCGCGTGATATCGGCAACGTCACCTCGCTCGCCTTCAACATCAACGAGAACAAGATCAACCTTCCGAACTACCGCACCGCCGGTGGCGGCAACTACTCCTCGGTCACACGCATCGAGTCTGTCGAGGTCACCATGACCCTGAACGACCTGTCGCCCGAGAACCTGGCAATGGTGCTGTTCGGCACATCAACCGTGGTTTCCGAGGTCGCCACCATCGAGGCGCTGACCACCGGCGCCAAAGAGTTCCAGATGGTGTTCTCCGGCGTCAACGAAGCAGCCACCGGCAAGACCGTGACCGTCACTGTGCATCGCCTGAAGGTGGGCGCGGCCCAAGGCCTGAACCTGATCGGCGACGAGTTCGCCGCGATGGAAATCACCGGCGAGGTGCTGCTGGATACGTCCATCACCACCGAAGGTCTGTCGCAGTTCTTCAAGGTCGAGATGGATACCATCGCCTGACCATGTGCTAGATTCCTCCCTGTACTCAATCGGGGAGGAAGGTCATGGAATGTCCAAAGTGTAAGTACGAGCCGACGATGGCGGAGCACACCGCCAGCCCGGATATCTGTCCGAAGTGTGGCGTGGTGTATGCCAAGGTTCAGGCCAGGCAGGAAGCGGAGACGCAACCAGCAGTCGGCAAGGTGGCAGCCGGGATTGCCGGAGCAAAGGCGGGTATTGCTGAGACCCGGCAGCAAAGGGAAAAGCGCGAGCGGCAGGCCAAGCTAAACGCTTCTGCCCCCGATTGTGTCGTGGTCACCGGCGTGCAGATCCCGTTCCTCAGCCTGATCTGGCTGATGACAAAGATCATCTTGGCGGCGCTGCCTGCGCTGATTCTGGCGGGGTTGATTGTGGTTGCGATCACCTCTGTGGTGGGCGGCGCTATCAGCGGCTACTCCGATTACACGGAGCGTGCTGCGCGATCAGCTGCCTTGGTATCAGACCAGGTTTCTGTTCCTGGAGCTGATCAGGATGTTTCGGAATATGAGGCTCCACCCGCTGCTGAAAGCCGCAGCCGCGAAGAGGTGATGGAAACCTGCAAGTCCATCGCCAGCTTTGCCGAAACCGCTATTGAGAGTCATCACCGCGGCATGCCGCTATCGTCTGTTCTGGAGCTGACGGACACACAACTCCTATCGGATATCGTCATGGATGCCTATAGCAAGCCGCGCTACAGCACGGCGGAGGTTCAGGACAGGGCGCGGGCAGAGTTCAGAGACAAGTATTACCTGGAGTGCATGCGCGCCTCCAGATAATCAACCGCAACACCACCAAACCCGCTTCGGCGGGTTTTTTATTGCCTGGAGATTGGCATGTCGCAACACGAGATTCTATTTCCCAAGCCAGTCACTGTGCTGGTCGCTGGTCGCAAGGTCGTTGTTACCCCTGTGCGCTTCCGCGACTTCGAGCGCTTCGGCCAAGCGGCCGCCAAGGCCATTGCCATCGCTGCGGCCGAAACCACAGTGCAGCTGTATGCGCAGGCGCGGGAAAGCGGCGTGCTGCTGGATGTGTTGCGATCCACCACCACGCTGAGTCGCTGGCGTATTCGCCGCCTTCCGGCCGCGGCAGCGGTGCAGTTGATGTATGAGGTTATCCGGGTCAACAAGGATTTTTTCGAGCAAGCCCTGGTAAGCGCAGCAAGCGTGCTGGCTGGGGCGCAGCAGTCCAGCGACTGATCAGCGCAGGCCACCGCTGGGAGGACGTGCAGGGTTACACCTTGGCGCAGATCCAGCTGTTCGCCGAGGAATCAGCTTTGCAGGACAGAGCGCGCCTGCGCGACATGGCAATCGCCAGCCGCGCCGCGCAGCAAGATCAGAACAACTGGCAGAAGTTTATGAGGTCCGTCGATGAGCAAGGTTAAAACACAGCTGGTCATCGAGGGCGAAAACAAGGCCGGCCGAGCGTTTCGGGAGGCCGATTCCCAGCTCACCCGGCTGAGCAAGAACGCCAAGGCGGCAGGCGCATTCCTGACAGCAGCCTTTGCTGTTGGTGCCGGTGCTGCCGAGCTGGCCCGGCGCTCGGCCGAGGCCGTTGTGCAGATGGAGCGCATGGCGCAGGTGTCGGGCACCACCGTCGAGGTATTCCAGCGATGGCAGTTTGCGGCGCGCACGCTTGGTATGGAGTCGGACAAGATCGGCGACGTGTTCAAGGATGTGCAGGACAAGGTTGGCGACTTCCTGCAGTCCGGCGGCGGGCCGATGAAGGACTTTTTCGAGCAGATCGCCCCGCTGGTTGGCGTGACGGCTGACCAGTTCAGAGGGCTGTCTGGCCCCGATGCGTTGCAGCTTTACGTCAGCAGCCTGGAGAAGGCGAACCTGTCGCAGTCTGAAATGACCTTCTACATGGAGGCCATCGCCAACGATGCGACGCTGCTGCTGCCGCTGCTGCGCAACAATGGCGAGGAGTTTCAGCGGCTGGCAAAAAGGGCTGAGGAGTTCGGCTTTATCGTCGGCGGCCAGGCTGCAGCCGATGCCAAGCAGTTCGCGCAGAACATGGACACGCTCGGGCTGGTGGGCGAATCGGTCGGCAAGCGCCTGACGGCAGAAATGCTGCCCGCCATGAACGAAATGACAGGTCTGTTGCTGGACTATGCGCGAGACAGCGGCGCCGCCGCCACGGTTTCCAATATCCTCTCGTTCGCCATGAAGACGCTGGCGACGGCAGCCATTGGAGTGTCGTCGACCTTCGGCAATCTCGGGCGGCTGATTGGCGCAACCGGCGCTGCCGCTGTGCAGGTTGCAAAGGGCAATTTCAGCGCTGCGGCGCAGATCATGCGCGAGGTAACAGCCGACAACGAAGAGGCTGCCGCTAAAGCAGAAGAGCGTATCCGCAAGCTGTGGGACGGCAGCTACCAGCGCGAGGGCGAGGCTGCAAACCGGTCGGCCCAAGAGCTGAAGGCGCTGAGCGAGGACACTGCAAACGACGTTTCGCGTTCCAACGAGTTGCTGGCCGAGTCATACAAGCAGCTGACTGCAGACGCCAAGACGGCCTTGCGGGAACTGGTCAACCAAGAGAAGTCGGCCCAGAAGGATATCGAGGATATCCGCGAGAAGCGCATTGCCATTGAGCAGCGCTATGCGGATGCCATCAGCGGCTTTAATGGTAAGCCCGGCGCGTCCTACGGCAACGCGCAAGATTTGAAGATCGCGGCACGGCGGGCGCTGCAAGCTGGCGATGTTGAGGGCGCCCAGAGGGCCGCACAGGCCGCGCTCAAGATGCTGGAGGATCTTGCGCAGGCTGGTGAGAACACCTATGGCTTTGAAGGGTTTGCGAAAGAGCTGCAGCAGATCGAGCTGGCCGCGAACGACATTGAGCAGTCCCGCGCCGAGCAGAAGCTGGCGGATATCAAAGCGCAGGTAGAATCACTCAACACCCAGATCACGGAGCTGACCAAGTTCGATCTTGAGATCGCCATGCCTGAGTCTGCCAAGCAAGAGCTGATTGCGCAGATGCAGGCGCTGAATGCCAGACTTGGCAAGGAGCTCGTAATTCAGCCGACCGTGCTGGCGCCCGGCGTCGCAAGCGGTGACTCGCTGCCTGCTCACGCCAATGGCGGGCCAATCCGTGGGCCAGGCACCGGCACAAGCGATAGCGTGCTGATGTGGGGCTCGAATGGCGAGTATGTCATCCGCGCCGCAGCTGTGCGCAAGTACGGTCAGTCATTTCTGGACAGCATCAACGGCATGAACCTGCCGCGCTACGCGGACGGCGGCATGGTTGGGGCTGCGCCTGCATCAACCGGAGGCACGCCGCTCTACCTCACCCTCGGCGATCGAACCTTTGGTCTGCAGGGCGACTCCAGCACCATCGAAGATCTGGCGCGCTTTGCGCGTACCGCCCGACTCAAACGCAGGTAAACCATGACACAGATGATTTTGGGCGGCGTGCCGGTATCGATCTACAGCGGCGAGCCGCTGGTGAGCTATGGCGATGCTGGTGGCTCTACGGACGTGATCCTGTCTGGTGGCCGGCCGGTACGCATGACGCACTTCAGCAAGCGCGTGATCACCGTCACCGGTACCGGCTGGATCAGCAGCGGGCTCGATGGCGTCAACCTGCGTGGTGAGCTGGACTTCTGGAGCCCCAAGCCCCTGACGCTGGCAACCGTGAGCACCACAGCCACGCTGACGGCAGCTGTGCGGCCTGACGAGCCAGTCACTGCCGAGGCGCTGGTGGGCGAGCAGTGGGTCAAGGCTGAGGTCGTCATGAGTGATCTGAACGCCACGATCACGCCAGTGGCCGGCGCAGCGGTATACCGCCTGGTGTGGTTCCCGCGCTTCACCGTGCTGGTTGATCCGCCTGCTGAAGACATCGGCGACCGGCAATTCAGCTGGCAGCTTGTCATGCGCGAGGTCTGACCATGCTCAACGCATACCCGCTTAACGCGGTGCCGCTGAACGGGCTGGGCAGCTCTGGAATCGTCACACAGATCATCGAGCCGGGCAGCAGCTTCAGCTGGTCGCCCCGCCTGCTGCTGGACGGCGATGATGTGACTGATCAGCTGCTGGGCGCCATTGTGATCGACCGGTCAGAGTCGGGTGACGCCGTTGCGTCTTTTCAGCTGTGGCTTGGCACTGTGCCGGTATCCATCGGCAGCTACAGCGGGCGCTCTGTCGCTATCGATATCATCCTGCACGGCGAGCCGGAGGTTGTGAGCCGTCGTTTCACCGGCCAGTTAGCGCAGCCAGAATTTGATGTGGTATCTCGGGTTCTGAGCTGCGAGGCAAACACCCGCCTTGCCGAGAATGTTGAGGCTATGAGCATCGCGTCCATCGATGCCCTGATGGGCGGGCTGTGGTCGCCGGACGTGTTCGAGGATGTCGCCGGCCGCTCGCGCTGGGACTACGCCCAAGAGCGGCTCAGCACCCGCACTGCCAGCCTCAATGCAGACCGTTACGGCGCCCCGAGAATCACCCCTTGGCACATTGGCGCTGTGCATTATGAGTTTGCGCCGGGGTCCACAGTGCATGAGTCGGTTGACGTTGGGCTTGCAACGCTCAGCGATGCAGTGAACGCCTATGAGCTGGAGCTGGACTACCGCTACACGCGCTACCGCCAGCGCAGGCAGAACTACACCTGGCGCCACCCTGGCACGGGCGGGAATATGTCGCTGGCCGGGTTTAATGCGTGGCGGGCCGATTCGACCGAACTGCCAGACGTAGACATGATCACCGAGGCGGTCAACTCCGCTGGCTGGTATCTGTCGTCGTCCACCTGGTACCGGCTCTACGGCGATCTGCCCAATCTGCCGCAGCCCTGGTACAACAAGAATACCGACCTGTTGCTCGGTGCCGATTTCTCGGCGTCGATACGATGGAGCCAGCGGGCTGTTGAGAAGTACACCGTCCGGCTTGAGGTTGCCGACTCCGTGGCCGCCGTTGGCGAGGTGATCGAGCGGGGGCGGGTGGTGCTCGACACCGACACCGAAAACGACCGGCTTTGGGACGAAAGCACCGGCGATGTTGTGGCCGCGGTTACGGATGCACCTATTGATCAGCTCCAGCGCCGCGACCCAGAACGTCTGGCGGCCGCTTTTGATTGCGCCGTATCTGCCGGCGTGGCCACGCTCTGCGCGGCGCAGCGGGCCAATGTTGTGACGTGGCAGGTGCCGCTGGCTCATGCGCTGGCAATTGATTTCGGCCACCGACTGCGCCTGCGTGATCAGGGGGCTGATGTCACCGGCATGGTCGTCATGCTGACCGAGGAAATGGACACCCAAACAGGTACCGCGCTGCTCACCATTGGCATTGCGCCAAGCCTGGGCGCAGCGACCGCCATCGGTGACATACCGGTATTGCCAGACCCGCCAGAGTTTGAGGATCAGCCGGGGCCAGTTATGCCCGGCTCTCTGCCGACACAGATCGGATTGCGCGCCGACAGCCCGCCGTATGACGAAGAGCTGCCCGGTTTCGCCGGCAACTACTCGATCGGCAACGGCGACCCAGCAGACCGCTATCCCCGGCGCTTTGCGATTGATACCCCGGAGATTTTGGAGCAGTGGCGTAACGAGATTGAGGCCGCCATTGCGGTTACATATTCCATTGCGCCGCCAGCAGACACCCTGGAGCTGTGAATGACAACGCCAACCGAACGCGCAAACCAGCTGCGCGGTAACCTGAGCGAGCGAGCCGGCGGCATTCGTGGCCGGCTGAACGCCAGAGCCCAGCGGCTTGCCGAGGGGCTGGCCCGCAATCTGTCGGAGATCATCGACCGCCCGCCGACGCCCCCAACACTCCGCCGCGAAGAGCCGCGCGGCGGCATACCGTCTGCACGCGGATATGCTCAGTACAACTACCAACCCGGCAGCAACCCCGGCAGTGGCGGCGGCATCGCCAGCCCCCTGGAAGAGGTGAACTACGGCAGCCGGCTGTACCACACGAACGGCATACCCAGCACTGACGGCCTGTTTGTTTATCCGCTGCTGAGCCGGCTGCTGCTTGAGGATGCGGACGGCGCGCCGGTTGAAATCTATCTCGCGGGCACATCGGCGCCAACACCATGAGCACAGAAACAAATGCTCCGCTGTGGGGTTGCCCATGGCACGGCGTCGTGCGTCGTGAGTTTGTCACGCCACCACCGGGCGTTGGTGGTGATCAGTATCTCTCGGCTCAGCAGACGCTGACGCTGCCCGGTGGTGCGGAAATGCCGTGGCCGGCGAGTTCGGATATTGATCAGGCCAACATCGCCCACCACGGCACGGTGTTCATGCAGCGCCTGCCTGGTGCCGCCAAGCTCCCGGAAACCCCTGCAGAGCAAGCTGCGCAGGGGATGGTATGGCGTGACTATGCGCTCGTTGCTGGTGGTTTTCGGGGCGAGGTACATGGCAAGCATCTTGGCACCAGGGCTTGGTTCTACTGGGATGCCGATATGGGTTGGCCGTGGAAACTCAATTTGTCGGTGCAGCGAGTCAGCCCTGCAAACGCCTGGAACTTTGACGCTGTTGACTTGACGGTTAGCGCAGACCCGTCCGGATTTGTGCTCAAGCCTTGGGCTGGCCTGCAGAAAACAACGCGGCTAAATGTACAGCAAACGGCGGAGTTCTCCCGGGCTGGGTGGTCGAACGGCGGGTTTCGCTACTGCGTTGTTGGCGCGGTACCGGACGGCAGCAAAATCATCGTTGGGGTGTACAACGCCGGCAACAACTCGCTGCGAGAGAACGCAGCATCATTCTCGGTCAACGATGTCACGGCGCTGGGGTTCTGGCTGATCGAGGTGAGCGGCACCCCTTTTGCCGGAGGGGTCAACTTTAGTGTGCAGGCAACCGAGCTCGCCACCCGCAGCGAATGCTTGGGCAGCGTCAGCCACACGCCGATGCCCACGGGCTCGGTCACAACCAACGTCTATACGCCCAATGACTTGCAGGGCTTCAGGATCGATGCGCCCCCAGGGCCGTACCCGCAGCCCTCCAACACGCCGCTGCCGCTTGTCTCTCGGTCATTTTCGGTCACGGAGGAGGTCGGCCAGGAGACAAGGACGCTCATCGGCAAAGTGGTGGGGTATTGGTTTGATGCCCAGGGCAACCCGGCGCCGGTGGTCGTCAATCGCATCGCCACACGTCAACGGGCCAGCACCTACACCGAGCAAATTCTGGATGACAGCTTGGTGATGGTGATCGACAGCGAGGGCGCAACAACCTACGCGGGTAGCGCCGAGGGCGAAGCCAGCAGGGTTATCACCGAGACCAACATTGATCAGCTTGCTGTGACCTGGAACGGGCAAACACTCAATGAAGAGTGCCGACACACACGGACGATCCGGTACGACTGGCACTACCAAGCGCAGGGCGGGTACTTCCCGCCGCCAGCAGCGCCCGGTGCGGCAATTGTGACCTACACAGTTGTGACAGAAAGCCCAGCGGGCCAGACGCAGCAAGGGCCGACTACGCAGCAGCTGGGCTCCGTCAGCGCGCCTGCAGGGTTGCCCGAGACTGCTGGCGAGTCAGCAGGCGCTGCCTATGAGTGCACCCTGGACAGCTTCCCCACGCTGATCAGGTGGTGCGACATGGCCTTTGGTGTGGCGTGCAGGGTCAGCAACACCGAGATTGGCGTTTCACGGGTACTCACCCCAAGCGGCGAGAAGGGCGCGGCGGGTGTTCACCCGGTAACAAACAAGTACGGCGCTTATCAGCCGGTCACGGGTCAAGTGCTGATGGCTCAACGGCACCCCGTCAGATTTACCTGAGGACATGAAATGCTCAACTTTGTTGATAACTGGCTGCGACCGCTTCAGCTCACGGTAGCCCAGGTTGAGGCCGAGCTGGATTTGCCTGACGGCCAGTACATCCTGACGGTTGCGGACAGCGAGACAGCGGCCACGCGCTGGGAGATCCTTGCCGCCATGGTCGAATCAGGCCAAGCCATGCTGCTGCGCGAGAGTGCCCAGGAGTGGGGCGCCGGCAGTGTTATTTACTGCTCCGTGAACAGCGCAATTCTGGCTCAGATTTTCTTGGGGCAGGAGGCGCTGGATAGCCGTGTTACCAATCTGGAAGGCGCCGGGTTGCAGCAGGTCTATGCCGCGCCTACCGGTAGTGACGTAACGCTCGACCCGGCAATGCCGTATTGGGCTACCGCGCCCGGCGCCGGCCTGGTGACCTTTAGCGCACCAGCAGACCTGCCGGGTAGCAAGCGGCTAGAAAACACAGTCGAGGCAACGCTGTCCGCTGGCGGGCGCGTACGTATCGCCGGCAATGGCAGAGACATCATTGAGGCGCTGATACAGCCACACGCTGACATATCGGCCTCTCTGGGGCCTAGCAACGCCTACCTCGAACTCACAGCCTCGGCCACTGCCCGTGTCAGGCTCACTATCGCCGTGCGGGCTGGAGAGTACGCCGGCGGGGTTATCCGGCTGCAGCTGGCGGTAGATATCGTCGACCTGGCCTCATACGCGCAGCTTTCCTGAAACTCGCCATCAGAGAACACCTCACATGACACCCGCAAACCTCGCCCTGCGTATCGACCAGGGCGCGACCTTTTGTGCGCTGCTGCGCCTGATGCAACCCAACCCCGTCTACAAACCCATTACCGCTATTGCGGCCACCGGCCCGGTGCGACTCACCGTAGAGCACGGCCTGCCCGGCGACTGGCCTGTGTGGGTTGAGCATGTCCGCCAACTGCCCGAGGCCAACCGCGCCCCGTTGCGGCAGCTGCCGCACATGGCCCAAGTGGTCACCACTACACAGCTGGACCTGCCGGGCATCAACGCCACCGGCACCCGGCCAGAGGGTGGCCAGCTGGTGTACCGCCCACCGCTGGACCTGACCGACGCCACCGCAGAGCTGCGTCTGTATGAGAAGGGGGCAGAGGTCGGCACGCTGCCGGTCACCGTTAACGCCGGCGGCTGGGTCGATGTGGAGCTGTCCGCAGCCGAAACCGCCGCCCTGGCCTGGCGCAGCCGCGAGTATGTGCTGGACGTGACCCTGCCGAACGGCGACGTGCTGCGCGCCTACACCGGCATCATCACTGTGGAAGTGGCCGGCGCTGCAGCGGGGCAAGTGTGTCATGGCGTTGCCATTGTTGGTGGTGATCGCGGCCCGGCGGGGCTGGGAGTGGCTGCGGCGACCGTGGCCGAGAATGGCCACTTGATCCTCACGCTGCAGGACGGCACCGAGATTGATGCCGGTGTGATCGACCGGCCCTGGGGCACGATTCAGGGCGAGATTACCCAGCAGCTCGACCTGATGGAGCGGCTTGGGCTCAAGGTCAATCAGGATGCCTACGATGCGTTTGTGCTGGCCACCAACAATGCGCTGGGTGACCGATACACCAAGCCTGAATCTGATGGGCGATACGATGCGGCTGGCACGGCCAGCGGCGCGGTGGGCGCGCACGCATCGGCACTCGATCCGCACCCGCAGTACACGACCGAGGCGCAAGCGGCCGCCAGCGCGCCGGTGCAGAGCGTGCAGGGGCGGCAGGGCGATGTGGTTGTCACGGCTGCTGACCTCAATTTGGAAAACGTCGACAACACGGCGGACGCCGACAAGCCGCTGAGCGACGCCGCGACAGCCGCGCTCGCGCTTAAGCTGGACGCAGCCCTGAAGGGTGCCGACAACGGGCTGGCAGAGCTGGACAATGACGGCAAGGTGCCGCTGTCTCAGATTGGCGATGCCGTTTTGGGCCAGCTGAGCTACCAGGGACTGTGGAATGCCAGCACCAACACACCGACGCTGCCCGCTACGCCGGCACAAAAGGGTGACTACTACATTGCCAGCGCCGCCGGCACCCAGTTTGGCCTTGAGTTCGACGTGGGGGATTGGCTGGTATCCGACGGGGCGGCGTGGGGTAAAGTCGATAACACCGATGCCGTGGCATCGGTCAACGGCAAGAAGGGCGTGGTCACCATCAACAAGGCTGACGTGGGCCTGAGTGCCGTAGACAATACCGCCGATGCGGACAAACCGGTCAGCACTGCGCAGGCCACTGCACTGGCTGGCAAAGTGGGCACCAGTGACCCCCGTTTGATCGATGCGCGTGAATGGACAGCAGCGACGGTAGGTCAACCAGAAGCAGAAGCGGGAGCAGCGCAAACCCGTCGTGCATGGACGGCGCAGCGAGTTCGTCAGGCTGTCGTGGCGTGGTGGAACAGCATCACAAGCGCATTTGGCCGGGCATTTGTCGCAAGCGCTGATGCTGCGGCTGGTCGGACCGCTCTGGGGCTGGGGACGTTTGCAACAGCTAACTATGCCGCTGCGCCATTTGTTAACGTGATGCCGGATAGTGGGCGGTTTGCGGGGCAGATGAACCCGCTAGAGAGAAATGCTAATGCGGCGTTCACAGAAACAGGGTTCCTGAGTTCATATAACGGTTCCGTTTGCACTAGCGCCGGTAAATTTATACATGACAACTCAACATATGGCGGCAGCCAGGGCCCCCTCACGGAGATTGTTGACGAGTTGATTGTAGCTACCGGGAGAGTCGGAAACGGACGTCGCTATGGTGTCGAGTTTTTTGTTGGGCTCTTTACAGCGGGCACAGGCACGGCCAATGGTAATGCAGGGACTGACGCAGTTGTTCGCTACCTGTTGACAGTAAATTACAGCAGGGCAATTTTTGGAGCGTCGAGCCGCTCTACATTTACCGCGTGGCTCAAAGTTGCAGATGGCAGCGCTCACATCGCCACTCCCTACTACCTGAATGGCGATTACGTGCCAGCTGGCACACCTCTGCCAGCTGGATTTAACCACGTCCGAGTTATTGACTCGTCTCCCCAGGGATACGACAGCGCATTCCCGAGAATTTCCGCTACAGCGTCGGCCAAGGTGTACATCGGCGTTCCAGCGTTTTTCACGGGTATTGTCGATGCTGGAATCCACGCTGCCCCTTTACCTACGATTAATGAGTTGAGCGCTTAACTATGAAAGTTAATCACAACGGTGTTTTCTTCGCGGAATGGACCGGCACACTTGAAGAGCTTGCGGAGTTCTCTAAGTTGCCGGTCTCTGAATTATCGTGGGACGCGAATGAACTTGCAGCAGCGCAGAGAGAACAGTTCAAAGCCAGTCGCGCCGAACAAGTTGCCGCCATCAAAGTTACCACGGCTGCTGGCAATACGTTTGACGGCGATGAACGCTCGCAAGAGCGTATGGCCAGCAGCATCACAGCGCTTGCGGACGGCGAGACGGTAACGTGGGTTCTCGCTGATAACTCAGTTATCCAAGCATCAAGGGACGAGCTGCGCGAGGCATTGCGGCTTGCAGGCTCGGCCCAGGCTGCGCTCTGGGTGCAGGGATAAAGCCGGTACTACAAACTTCACCGGCGGTACTTCGGTACATGCCCACATCCGTGTAGAGCCAGCCGATAGTGCCTGCCCGCGCCGGCACTGTCGCTGGCCAGCCCGGCAAAACGCTAACCCCATCACAACCGCTTCGGCGGTTTTTTTGTGCCTGGAGAAAACATGACCCTGGATCAAATCCGGCGTGGCCCGATTGCGGCTGCGCTCTCGCTGCTGCCCGACCGCATGACCTCGCCAGAGGCTGAGGTGCAGCTGCTGGCCATCGGGCTGCAGGAATCCCGTTTCGAGCACCGGCACCAGATCGGCGGGCCTGCGCATTCGTGGTGGCAGATGGAGATGGGCGGCGGCGTGCGCGGTGTGCTAACGCATCCGGCCAGCCGTGATCTGGCGAAGGGGTTGTGTGTTGCCCGCGGCGTAGCGCCTTCATCGTCTGCAGCATTCGCCGCACTCGAGCACGACGACATTCTGGCCGCTGGCTTCGCCCGCCTGCTGCTCTGGACAGACCCCCGCCCGCTGCCGGCAATCGGGGAAGTACAGGCCGCGTGGGCCTACTACATCCGCAACTGGCGCCCCGGCAAGCCCCACCCGAAAACGTGGGCACCGCTGTATGCGCAGGCGATGGAAGAGGTGCGGCATGCTGAGTAAATACAAGCTGCTCGCCCAGGTCGGCGGCGCTCTGGCGGCACTGGCCGTCCTGGTGCTGCTGGGGTTTTGGGTGGGGTGGAGCTGGCAGGGCGCGAACGGCGAGGCAGCGCTGGACCGAGCCAACACTGCGCACGCTAACACGCTGGGGGAGATTGCAAGGGCAGGGCAGCGACAGCTGCAGAAACAGCAGGAGTTGCTGGTAGCTGAGCGCGAGCGGATGCAGGCGCTGGATCAGGAACACTATGGGGAGTTGGAAGATGCGAGAAATGAAAACAAACGCCTGCAGGGCCTTTACTCTGATGCTGACTCTGAGCGTCGCAGCCTGCGCATCAAAGTCCGAGTTGCCGAGAACGATATCAGAGTGCTCGAAACCACAGGCAGCAGCAGCGTGGGCGATGTCGCCGCCCTCGAACTCAGTCCAGAAGCTGGATCAGCTGTTTGGGATATCCGAGCCGGAATGATCGAGGACCAGGCGAAGCTGCGGTATTTCCATCAGCTGGAGCGGGAGCGGCAGGGTGTGGACTAGCGCAGTAAGGCCGGCCCGAGCGACAGGCGCCCGGGCCGGAGTGCTAAGAGAGCATAGAATGGGCCAGGTTCATTAGGTGCAAAAGCACCATCATGCTCCCCTGGTCGATATTCAAGCTCAGGCTGACATGAATGTTCATGGGCAGGATTCCTGTGCAAAGCTGATGTTACCCAGGTAGTTGCCAGCCTTGACACATCCAGAGTCCTGCAGGATGATCATCACTCGTTTGAAGTGTGCTGTACCCGGCGCCTACAAGGTGCCAGTGGAAGGGCGGTGTCTGAAGCCGCCACTTCCTTCTCCACGTTCTGCCGCACTTCCGCCGACGAATGGCGAAAATGTTGGCACGATTATTGCCCTTGCGCCTTCGATGGTAGTCCTGCCGCAGTGATTTGAAAACCCCCTTTGCCCGCCATGTGCGGACTATTTTTTTGTGTGTTTTGGCAAGCCTGCGTAACACTATGTATTTACTCGGGTTTTATCCTTTCCCTTCAAAGTAAATTTATGTCCACAGTCTGTGGGTCGGCCTAGTTTTTAGGTCTGCAAAGCCACGACTGCGCATACATCACCCCGTCAATTTCCTCGATGCCCGACAGCACCATGCCGTTCGCCTGCATTGAGTGCAGTTGACAGTCCATCAGGTCGGGAAGAGGCCCAGCCTCCAGCGGCCCACCACTTCCAGCCGTCCTGGCAACTACCGAAGAGCGACCCTGTACGCAGCTTTCGTGCTCGATGCTCATGTTGCACCGGACTCGCTCCCCGCGACTAATCTGCTCAGGAGTGAGCTTGCGCCCTTTCACCCGCATTCGTGTGACATAGAAAATCAT